CCGCAAAAAATGAGATACTCCTGTACCGCACACCATTAAACTCAACAGCCCTGGCCCGTCTTGACCAGGATTTTTTACGCTTGCTCAGGGGAAGTGTTAGATCACGTTCCCCATATAATCTTCCGAAAAGCGTACCAACGGGGATATCCAGCGCTTTTGCGCACGCGGTCACTGTCGGATATTCAATCCCGTTAACCTCAATTGGGATCCCTCGCCTGCGGCTGAATACATCTGCATCAAGCGGTATATTTTTCTCCAAACGATGCCTTGCTGTATCTTTTGAGATGCGGTAAGCAGCCGCAAGATCTTTCAGGCATGGATACCACTTCCCGTGATATTTAATCGGCCTTGCTCTCTTCAATTCCGTACTCCTTGTCGTGGAATTTTTCCGGAAAACACATCACAAATTCCTGACGTACATACGCCGGAAGTTTGCTTTTGCTCCAGACGTAAACCGCGGTATACGTAACCTCAAAATGCTCCGCACACCATTTCCTTAATTCTTTCTCTGAATCAAGACTGAATGGAGGCTCGGAATCAGTTCCGAGCGCATCCACAAGATCTTCCCACTTAATCATCTGCCAACTCCGGGAAAAGTTTTTTTAATTCCGCCGCACGCTTTTCGGGGATATACCCGTTATGTCTCCAATGCGATACAGTAGATTCGTTAACGCCAAAAAGTTTCATCAGGAAGTATGAAACCTGCCTCCTGGTTACCGCCGCATATCCGGCAGGGGTATATCCTGCCAGCATTTTGGCTTCAATATCTTTTACTGTCATTATTCCACCCACACCAGTTCGTATTCTTCGGGGATAACACATGCCTGCCTGCTGCAATCGTGATACCCGTCCCTGTCTTCCCATCCGGTGACCTCTCTAGTCGAGTAAGACATATAAACAACAGGCGTGTCAAAACTTTTAGCTGTGATCCAGCTGAGAAGTGCCGCAATCAGCACACAGATAATAAATTTCATTTTGTACTCCTATAAAGCCCGGATAATCCGGGCCTGCTTAACTTCCTGATTTATTCCTTAATCAAGATCCGCATAAACCTCAATGGAAGGAGATACCTGCCTGATGCACATCTGAGCCGGGAGATATTCCTGAAGTTTCTTAATTTCTCCCAAACTCCACTGATAACATCCTCCCAGCCTGGTAATCAGCTTGAATACTGCCGCACCATCCCAACTCCAAACCCTTCTGGTGTCTAAATAATATCCGCCGTCAAGAGCCTTCTGAGCAGCAGCCCTGATTGTTTTGGCTGCCTCCTGTTCTTTCTTTGTTATCCTTTTCATTTTGTACTCCTGAATAGGCGGGGCCCATCTTCCCGCCTTTCTGTAATTCATTCTACTCTCTTTTGAGAGAAAGGTAAAGTGTTTTTATACTTCTTCTGATTCTTTAGCCAGTTCTTCTCTAATCTCCTCAGCGTTCTGCTTGTACCATCTTGCACCAGCCTTGCGCCATGACTCGCCAGCCTGAGGCTGCCAGTCCTTGCTGAACCACAGCCACGGAGCCCCCCAGGGTAACGGAGATTCTTCGATATCCTTAATCATCTCGTCACCCGTCCCATCGGTATCTGCTGCTATGAGGAACCCCTCAACAAATTCTGCATGCTCATCTTTGGTATTCATTTTTGTACTCCTATATAGGCGGGCTAACACCCGCCTGAATTGAAAGGCAGGCCGGAGCCTGCCGGAATGGTTGGATTAGGCTGCGAACTGCATAATTACCGCTCTTACGTAGTCAGTTGCCTGGAGCCTGACGCTCCTGTCGGTACGGTTCCACTCAGCGGTCTCCTGAATAAGGTGGTCGGCAAATTCCTGAAGGTAGCCGAAGCGCTTGTCGTCTGACCAGACTTCCTTCTCGTTGACTCCGTACTCAGCGCAAGCCTGCTCGCTTGCGTCCTCGATGAAGTTCCAAACCTTGCGGTCGATGATTGCGATTTTATTATCCATCTTGTACTCCTTTCTATCCTGGTTAAATCCTGGTAAATTTTTGTTTACCTACACCTGTTATTCTACTCCTGATTTTGAGAAAGTAAAGCGTTTTTATAGATTATTTTGAGATCTTTGTTACAAATTTAACAGGTATCTCGCTTTTGTCTTGGATATGCCCATCGCCCTGGCAAGCGCATTAATGCTTTCGTACTTAATTCCCTGATATACACAAGGCCTGCGATAACGCCTGACAATAAGATGCTTCTTTTTGCGATGTTTCCATCCGGAGCGGGTTATGCCTTCAGCCTGGCAATAATCCCCAACAGATTTGTAGCATTTGCCTGTTACAGGATCTTTCACCGCTTTGCGTTTATGCAGACTGCATGTGCTTAACAGCTTATCAGTCGGAAGTCCTTTTTGCTTGCGTGAGTCGTAGGTGCATTTAGGAATCTTCAGGAATCTTAACAGGTCCGCAATCGACCGGAATTCACGCCCTTGATAGATAGTTTTTTTCATATCGATTCCTCCCTCAGGAAATCGAGCAGCGATTCCTGTACTTTCCGCTTCGTTTGCAGTCGGTTCATAACCGCCGTGTCAAGCGTTCCTCGTGCGATGATATGGTAGATATATACTGACCTGGGATGACCTGCCTGCATCTGTCTTGTAGGCCCGATACGTTCAATCACCTGAAGATACTGCTCAAGATCCCACCACTCGTCGAATATAACCAGGATCCTGCCGCCATCCTGGAGATTCAGGCCATGCCCGGCAGACGCTGGATTAGTTACCAGTATCGGGATCTCACCTCGATTCCATGCCGCTATGGTTTCCGGGTCCTTATCGAGGAGCCCTGCGGTTTTGAAGCGGGCTAAAATCTTCTCCGCACTGAATTTCCAGTGGTACGCGACAATAACAGGCTCTCCCGCCGCTTCCTCGATAATCGATTCCAACGCCTGAAGTTTTTCAGTATGCAAATCCTTTTTCTGCCCAAAATCAAGATAAATGGAACCACTTGCACACTGTAGACATTTTGACGAAAGAGCAGCAGCATTCACCGCTGTAATCTCTGTCTCATCGGATAATCTGGCCATCAAGTCACGTTTTAACTCATTGTACATAGCCATGACTGTATCAGGCAGGCATACCGGAACCTGCGTGACAATCGGCTGCTGGATATCGAAATAATCCTCGGACCTCAGCGACAGTGTTACAGGCTTGATCCTTTCCTGAATCTGCTTCTCGGCTGTTATGCGCGGCTCGTAACGTATTGCGTAAGATGATGCTCCAACCTGGTACGCATCAAAAAATGCTCCAGCAAATGCCGAAAAACTTTTGCCGAGGGATTTTCCCCGGTCGATAAACCACATCTGGCCCCATAGATCGATCAAGCCGTTTGAAGCTGGCGTGCCGGTTAATTCAATAAACCTCTGCACCCTCGTCCATGCAACGGTGCTCAAAGCCCGCGCCCTGGAAGATTTGGAGCCGCCCAGCCGGAAAGATTTCAGCCGAGTGGATTCATCACACACCACCGTGCGGAACGGCCAGCTGTCTTCAAGAGATTCTACCAGCCACGGCAGCTGCTCGTAGTTGGCTGTATATATATCACAGGTGCACGCAAGCGCTTTTGCCCTCTGCTTTTGCGAACCGGTGACAACCGAGCAGGATAGAGAAAAATCCCATTTTTTAATCTCCTGAGGCCACGTGCCTGCGGCGACTCTGAGAGGTGCCAGGATAAGCACGGGGAATGCTGATGATTCGAGTGTCTTCAGTTTTTGCAATGCGGCTAATGTGCTGGAAGTTTTCCCCATCCCCATCCCCGCATACACTGCGCACCTGGGATGAGAAAGAATAAAATCTATAATTTTCTGCTGGTATGGCCTGGGGTTAAATTCTTTCATATGATACTCCTGAACATAAAAAAGCACCCGCAACTGCGGATGCCTGAAAATTAAGTGTTACCTGATTAATGGTTCTGAGCGTAAAACCAGACTTCGTTAGAAAAGAACTCGATAAAACAACCCGTAGAAGTAAATTCCACCTCATGGGCCTGATGATTAACGTGATAAGACTGAATAATGTCCCGCTCTTTCAGATACTCCAATACCTTAATCACAAAATCCCTGTTGCTCTCCTTCCGGCTGTAACCACCGTAATAATTCAGTGCCGCGGTATCATCACTGATAACAGCAAGCCCGTTAAATGCCCTGCATACAGCCGCGGTTAAATGATTGGATTTTGTATAAACCTTAATCTCGTTATTCATCTTGTACTCCTTTCTAACCTGGTAAACTGTTGTTTACCTACACCTGCTATTCTACTCCTGATTTTGATAAAGTAAAGTGTTTTTATAGATTATTTTGAGATCTTTGTTACAAAATAAAAAAGCCGCCCCGTGTGGGCGGCCTCCTGCCAGTCAAAAACAACTAACTTCTACAGGTTGAAACATCTAGCGATACCACCTAACTTCATAGCCTGATTCATACGCATTAGCAACTTCCTGCTCAACTTCCTTATCATTCAGGCGCTCTTCTTCCGTGATACGAGCATCCTCACAATCTCCCGAACATTCAAAACTGCCGCAATATGGGCAATAATCCCCACTGGTAAACCACTTGCGCTGCCACCCACTCGGATGACGGTAAAAATCCATACCAACAGCATAACAACCACCATCATGACATTTCTCCGGGTCGTAATTGCTGTAATCACGAATGCTGATTCGTTGAGCTGCTTTAACAATATTCATATGCACTCCTAAAAAAGCCGCCCCGTGTGGGCGGTCTCAATACTAGCTGCCGATTTGTTTATGATTCAAGAAATTTGTCAAGAATGGATTGCGCTACATCCTCCAGGGCATGAAACCTGATGAACTGCTCTACCTCGGAGAAGTCTTCGTAAATGCGCTGCTGAATCCTGTCTGCAACCCATGCGCAAAAATCATCAAGATCACCTTTGTTATAAAATTCAGCTGCTTCTTCAGCTGTATGGCCATGCTCAATAAATACTGCGGTCCCTATTTTCCTGACAACCTTTTCAATCACCAGCACCAGCCCGTAAAACTCACGATCTTCGTCGCTGTTAAACATACTCTCCGGATGCTCTTCAGGAATGGCTTTCAGGAAGTCTGCATAAACCTCTGCCGGAAGAAAACTTTTCAGATCATTTTTCATAAAGTACTCCTTAAAATAGCCGCCCTGCTGGGCGGCCTCTGTTAGTAATCAGGATCTGTAAGTTGAAACATCGAACCTGTAATATTTGCCCTCGATATAAATATCGTTAACATCAAGCCTGTCACCCTTTGAGAACCCGCTGGAAAACTGAACTGTATTTGCGTAGTTAGCCACCTGGTCATGAATGAACTTGACTTTGTCCTTGTTGTTCAGCGTGCTGCGGGGGATCTTAAAACTAAAACCAGCACGATCCAAATGTTCGACCTCTACACCCCAGAGATGAATCTTGACCATTGTCAAGATCATTGCCTTAACTAATTCAAACTCGTCCATTTTGTACTCCTTTCACAGTGCTTTATAGGCCGCCTTATTAGGCGGCTGCCGTAATACTCAGGCCATGACCTTCTTAACAAATTCATCGAAGGCCGGCTGGGAAAGGTTTTCAAGAGCCCTTTCGAAGAAATCCCTGATTACGTAAGCATCTTCGTTAAAGCTGTAAAGATTGATATCAAGGTCACAGGTCAGGGATGCGAGACGGCGCCATACCTTGTCGTTAGCATACCCGCCAGGAATTAAAATCATCTCATCATCACTGCCTGCAAGATGCGCGCCCTTAAAAGCCTTCTTCGCGCCCTCAGTGAGATACCCTGCCTTGTTAACCATCTTAATCATTGCCATTTTGTACTCCTTTATATCCTGGTAAATTTCTGTTTACCTACATCTGCTATTCTACTCCTGATTTTGGAAAAGTAAAGCGTTTTTATAGATTATTTTTATTACAGGTGCAAAATATCGTCAAGCGCCTGATCTATCTCTATCGGGCTGTCACATTGAAAGACTATACAGCCCGCCTGTCTCATAATCTGCTGTTCGTGCAGCTGAATAGGCCTGGAGGATTTTCCAGGGGCCTTCAACTCAATCCAGGCGTGCCGGCTCGGATAAGGGAAAAGAATCAGCCAGTCGGGCGCACCGGCAATCCCCGCCCATACGCATTTCCTGCATGTTCCCCCCAAATCCTTTACGCGCCTTTTCAGATAGGCGGTGTTTCTTCCTTCTGGCGTCATCTTAAATTCCTCAAAAAAAGCCCGGAACAAGTCCGGGCTGTAAGGTAACAAATCCTGTTAATTAAAACGGAACGTCCGAGTTGTCGATATTATCAGCAGACTGTCCTCCGTAATATCCCGCAGAACCCTGATTAACCGGCTGGGCCGCTCCGTAATATCCCGCAGAACCCTGATTAACCGGCTGAGCCGTTCCGTAATATCCTCCAGCATTGCCGGAAGCCGCCTGCTGAGCACCCTGTGGCTGCTGTGCTGGAGCGGCCGGAGCCGGATCCGGAGCCTGGCTGGAAGTATCAGCCGGCTTATACACCGAGGATGCCTGCGCCTGAGCGGTAACATCCGGATAATCCGTAGCGGTAAGATGCACACCGCCAAATGGACGATCATACGCCGCAAACTGCACCCCCAGGAGCATCGTTGCGATTCCGCTCTTGATAATTGCCCCGCTAGGCGCTTTGGCCTGATAGCTGTAAACCTCGACATAGATGTTGCAATGATATCCGCCAACGAACTTCTCTTTAATCTCGCGGGGGTCGGTAATTATAATCTGAGGATTGCTGTCCCTGAGATCCGGGCGCTGCTTCGACTTGGCGGTGACGTAAACCATCCCGGCATAACCTGCGGGGATCTTCTCCCGGTCGTCACCACTGCGTACCGGTGAGAATCCGGGGGTCGCAAGCATGCGATCTGCCTGCTGACCAAAACCCTCGCGTGCTACCTGGATAACAGCAGCTTTAAGCTGCTTGCATGCTTCGCTGTCAGGAGCCATGAGCGCTGTTACCTCATACTTCGGATCGCCGCCCATCATCTGCGGCTTCGGCTCGTCAAGCGCCGGGAAAGAGATCCTGCAATCTCTCAGAAATACTGTTGTTTTTGCCATAAATACCTCAATAACCTAGTTAAACGAATAAACTCAATAAACGGATTAATCTAATAAATTACTTCCCTGGCACCTCGCGCTTGCTTTCATCCGGATAATCTGCCGCGGTAAGCCCCGAAGGGCTTACTGCATCCCTTTCATCATCCTCCGCGGCTACGTTAAGAGCACCCTCGGAGCGTGTTATTGTCGCCTGAAGTTTTTTCCAGACTTCCAAATCGATCTTCTTGCCTTTTACCAGCTTTTCGGCAGCTGTGGGCGTGATGAGTTCTGACGTGTGGTACAAATCCGGGCTGACTCCGGCTGCTTTCAGAATCTCCTCGGCAGATTTACTGTCCGACCATTTCCGCGGGCCCGCCTTGCCCCTTACAAGTTTCCACCCGGGAATGTGTTTGCCAGCCTGAAGTTCATCCCTCGCCCTTTCCTCAATTGACTTAATCCAGATTTTTATCGCCGGGATGTGGCTGAGACATCCGGAAAGGTCGAATAAATCTACCGCGGATTTGCCGCTGAGTTCCTTCATCTCGATTCCGGCAGCTGTAAGAGAATACCTTGCCAACGCTGAGCACTTGCTGCGGTATTTGCACCATCTGCACTGCTCCTCCCCCGGATTAAATGTCAGCCTGTCAAGCCTGGCCTCAGACGATTGCATCTCCCGATATTCCTCAAGAGCCTCTTGCGCTGCCGGCTTTAACTCGTCTGTTATCCTGATGAGTTCTTTCAGATCTATCTTCCAGGTGTCCTCGTGGTTAAGACGGGGCTGTACAATGGTCATGATGATTTCAGGGTTATCCACCTCGAAAATCGCACTGTACATTTCCCAGGCTGAGCGGGCGTAAATCGCAAGCTGCAAATTGTTCTGTGCCGGAACCTTAATGCCCTTCCCGTACTTCAGATCCACAACCCACAGCTTGTTTGCGGAAATAATCACACAGTCTGATGTGCCGTGTGCTTTCTCTTCTCCCAGCCAGGAAAGATCCACCTCGGTTTCGATAAGGCACACTGTGCCGCCTGTCCTGAGATTCACGTAATTTACATACGGCTGTACATCCCTGGCAAACGGTTCGAGGTCAATGTTTTCAGGAGCGCCTTCCGGAGCCTTGAAAATCTTGCATGTAAGGATTGATTCAGCTACGGCATGGGCGATACTCCCCTCAAGGGCTGCCGGGCTTTTCTCGTCCGGAAGGTCGTATGTCATAACAACCGATGCCGGGCATCTGCTCCAGCGGGTAACCGCCGAGGGGGAAAGAAGAGCATGAGATCTTGGAGCCATAATTATTCCTCCCCACAAATCTTCAGCAGACCATCGTAGAAGTCTGGTGAGAGCTGCCAGATGCTCCTGGCACCATGAGCCTGTAAATACATCAGGATCTCCTTCTGGCCTCCTGTTGAGGACTTGCGAACACACGCCTTGCGGAGTTCCCTGAGCGCATTGCGCTCATCGTCTGTCATGACTCTGGGGTTGGGTGCGGGGCGGGGGGAATGCTCAGGCTTTGCCTGAACTGAACTGACTTCAGCGGGTGATTCCTGAAGAGACTTGACAATCATCCCAATTTCCTGATCTACATAAGCTGCTAACGACTGTACGGCCTTAGCAGATGTCTGAATGCTTGTATTCAAATCCCGAAGGTGCTGAATACAGAAATTTATATTTTCATCCATTTCTTTGTACTCCTGAAAGCCCCGGAGAGTCCGGGGCGCCTGATTAACTAGCCGCGAACTTCGAAAACCATGCTCTCATCTTCTCCGACACAGGCCTGGCAAACCATGTGGTAATGCCCTTCTGAATCAGTTGCGATGAGTCCGGTGTTCTCTTCTACGAACTGCATAAATTCATCCCTGACATCTTCCGGTGTGGTATCAGTATCCACATCTTCAACCCAGTCGATAATCTCAGGTACGAACTTACGCTGTCCGTTCAGTTCGATTAATTTAATATAAGAATTCATTTCTTTGTACTCCTGATGTCCGGGTTATTAACCCTCATGGGCTATTCTACTACTGTCACTATGAATGTAAAGTGTTTTTTTACAAATTATTTCAGTTTAACAATCTCGAACCAAAAACGGTAACAACAGCATCTCAACATATATATATTTATCTCTATTCCTACTTTTCTGCAATATTTCCCTATTTTCTGCATATTCTCTCTTCTCTCTATATATTTATTCTCTTCTTATTTTATAGTTGTATAGATTGTTAAGAATGTTAAGAAGGTAAAATTAACCCCTAATATCAAGCCAGTATGAAATAATTCTGATTAACATTCTCGAAAACAACAAATACAAACAGGCAATTTTGCACACTTTGGAGAAAAATAAAGAATTTTTGAAATCTTCAGAAAAATCGCAAAAAATGCAGATTTTCATTTTTCATCTGCATTTTTCGGGCAGATTTTGCAGATTTTTCAGACAAAAAAGGTTTTTGTAGCAATAATCTGCAACATGGATTAAGATCTGAATGAGTACAAAAACGTACTGAAGGAGTACAGATGAATAATTTTGGTGCATCTATCCAGGAGTGGGAATATCTAACACCGCTTGGAAGTGATTGCCGTTATATCGTTCCGATTGTAAGCAATCCAATGATTAAGGGTGTAGGCCAGCTGCTCAGAATTCAGAAAACCCGCGGGAAAATCCCCAGTGTTAAGAATGCGTTCGGACAGGTTACCTGCCTGGCAAAATGGCAGATTCACGAGACTACCGGGGCTGAATTAAAATACTGGCAGGCAGATCCTGATTACGGCTACGGATTCAGGACAGGCCATGATGGATATATCGCAGTGGATTGTGATATAGACGACTGGGACATATGCACAGCAGTGCACCAGCTGCTTGCAAACGCCCTGGATATCAACTGGCGGGAACTCCCGATCCGCACGCACGGGCAGGACGCAAGATGGGCAACGATTATCAGGATTGAGGGAATTAATACATTGCCGAAGCATGTGCTCAGATGGACGGACGACAGCGGGAACAAGATAGAGTTCCTCGGAACCGGGCAGCAGCTTGCCTGCTGTGGCTGTCATCCCTCCGGAAATCACTACACATGGTCGTGCGCTCCATTTCCTGCAAAGGTTATAACTCAGGAATCTTTTCGGAAATTTATACAAACGTTAAGAGATGAATTTCCAATCGAGGTTGAAAAGGATTCCGCACAGCCAGTACGGATAAAAGGCAAAACCGTGGTAGAAATTGATCGCATGGCAGACTGGCTCCGCGAGACAGGGCGGATCCTGGATACGGGCCCTGAAGGGCAGTTGTACATCAAATGCCCGTGGTGCGATGCTCACACTATGGATGGCGGAGCGGGCGAAACGGCATATTTTCCTGTTGGCTCAAATGGATATTTGGGCGGGGGATTCAAATGCCTTCACGCTCACTGCCAGGATAAAACCACATCTGATTTTTTCGAATGGGCCCGCGGGCAGGGATTCACTCAGACCAGGCCGGAAGATTATCCTGATGAAACAGCAAATGCTGCCGCGTCTGAATCCAAAAAGCAGGAAAAGCCTAAAAAACTATCCGGATTGCCCGAAATGATGGAGATTGTGAGAGCAGATGAACAGCTTTCCGGAATCCAGTTCAACGACTTCTGCAATATGATCGAATTTACCAAACCAACGCCGTGGAACGCCCTTAATCCGGAAGATCTGCCCGCAGATGGAAGGTATTTTATAAACGATACCGATTACACCCTGTTCAGGCTGTATATCGAGGAAACTTACGAGATGCATTTCCGCATCGGTGATTACACCGAAGCGATGAACGCCCTGGCAAAAGAGCAGCATTATCACCCCATAAAAAAGTTCCTCGCAGAGCTGCCTGAATGGGATAAGGTTCCGAGGGTCGATACACTTCTGCATGATTATCTGGGTGCAGAGGATTCAGCATATACGCATGAAGTCATGCGAAAAACGCTCTGTGCAGCCGTAATCCGGATTTATCGCCCGGGAACCAAATACGATACCATGCCTGTTCTGAACGGCCCTCAGGGAATCGGCAAGAGCACATTGCTCGCCAAAATCGGCGGAGAGTGGTTTAACGATAACATCTCACTTCTCGGAACGAGGGATAAATCCGCAGCTGAAGGCCTGCAAATGGCGTGGATTGTGGAATTATCTGAAGTCGATGGAGGGTTAAGGCGCTCGGATTTGGAATCTGTAAAAGCCTTTTTGTCGAGATGTATCGACACATATCGCCCGGCTTACGGAAGAACTGTTGAAAAACATCCCCGGCAGTGCATTTTCTTCGGTACGGCAAACTCAGAAAACGGATATCTGAGTGATATGACGGGAAACAGGCGTTTTCTTAATGTCCTCTGTCCCGGGGGCGCAAAGAAGCACCCATGGAATATTACCCGGTCGGAAATTCAGCAGATTTGGGCCGAGGTAAAGTTTTATGTTGCTCAGCATGTTTCAATCCACGCGTCCGCGCGGGACGCGACGAAGCGGCTTGAGCGCGCCATCGGGATTTTTCAGTTTCAATCCTGATTCTTTCGGCAGAAGCCCAAAAAACGGCAGAGAAAGAGCAGAATGCGGCACTTGAAACAGATGAGCGTGAGGGTATCATCATGCAATTTTTGGATATGCTCCTGCCGGGCGGATGGGATAAATTCGATCTTAACAGGCGTGCGGCCTGGCAGAATAATCCTAACGCGGTAGGGATTGAAAAAAGGCGGTTTGTGTCAGTCCTGGAGATTTGGTGCGAAGCACTGGGCCAATCCCGTGTATCTCTCAAAAAGAGCGATTCAATAAAAATTGGCGCAACACTGCTGAAACACGGATGGAAAAAAGCCGGGTTGAAAAAAACCGTGCCATACGGAGTTCAGCGCGTGTATGAAAATCCCGCTTATGCTAAAATCTGACTGTATCCGCAGAAGCTGTACAGAGGCATGATATGCACTACATCGAGATATTTCTTCAGGAACACCCTGTAATTGCTGGTACAATCCTCGCATTTATCACTTCGCTTCTGCGGCTGTGGAACAAATCCCAGTCGTGGTGCAATAAGATCATCGATTCCATGCTGTGCATGAGTCTTACAGTCGGAATTTTTTACGGGCTGAATTATATTACACCGCTTGATCCCAACGTAGCATTATGCATTGGAAGTTTTGTCGGGTATCTCGGAACAGAGCAGATTAAAACCATTATTTTACGAACAGTCGAATTAAAAACCAATGGAGGCATCCAGGATCATGCCGACGACAAATAAACTTCAGGTCGTTTATAAGGATACTGATGAGTTAATTCCATACGCGAGGAATCCCAAAAAGCACTCAGCTGAGAACATCAGTCAGATTGCCGGATCTATCAAGTCGTTTGGGTTTAATGCTCCCGTCTTGATTGATTCTGCTAACGGGATTATTGCCGGGCATGGGCGCGTACTGGCAGCCAAAAAGCTGGGAATAAAACAGGTTCCATGTGTTGAACTTGACGGGATGACAGAGCCTGAGAAACGCGCGTATATCCTGGCAGACAACAAGCTTGCTGAATTATCGGGCTGGGATACCGAAGCGTTAAATCTCGAACTGGAAGATTTGAAAGGCCTGAATATGGATCTTTCTCTTTCGGGATTCAGCCCTGACGAGCTAAATATCCCGCTTGACAATGAGCCAAAGGCCAACCCGTATTCAACCGATACAAAAATCCCTCATTTCGACCCTGGAGACGAAAGGCCTGCACTGTCTGAGTGCGTAAACACTTCCCGGGCTGATTCACTTTTAGCCGAGATTAAAAATTCGGGAATTCCTCAGGATGAGAAAGACTTCCTGATTAAGGCTGCCAGCAGGCTGTATGAATTCAGCTATAAGAGAATAGCGCAGTATTATACAAACGTTGCATCGCCTGAGACGCAGAAGCTATTCGAAAAACTTGCACTTGTCATTATCGATTTTAATGACGCTATTGCTAATGGGTTTTCAAAACTGAAACAGGATTTAGCCACCGATGGATACGAAGAGGACAGTTGAACGCAACTCTGCTGTGATTATTCTTTCTCATGGCAGGGCTGATAATATGATCACCATAAAAACCCTGAGCAAGGTGCATTACACGGGGAAGCTATACATCCTGATAGATGACCAGGATCCTCAGGGTGATGAGTATAAAAAACGTTACGGGGAAAAAGTTATTGTTTTCTGCAAAAACGATTATTTTGAGAAGAGCGACACCGGTGATTACGGAGGGAATCCCAATGTTGTACTCCCCGCCCGGAATGCAGTGTGGGATATTGCCAAAAATCTCGGATTGACACATTTTGTTGTGCTTGATGATGATTATGAGTCCTTTGGGTATCGTTTTGGAGTAAACGGGAAGTTTAAGGAACGATATTTTAAGAATGCAGATTTTGTTTTTAATGCTATTTTTGACTTTTTAGATGCAAGCGGGGCTGATGTGGTTGCTCTGGCTCAGAACGGGGATATGATCGGCGGGGGAAATACCCCTGTACATAAACAGCAGCTGGCCAGAAAGGCTATGAACGTGTTTTTCTTCCGGACTGACAGGCCTTATTATTTTTATGGAAGACTGAATGAGGATGCAACCGCATACGTTCTAGGCAACCAGCAGGGCAAGCTGATTTTCACTTTGGGGATGTGTACGATTCAGCAGGTGAGAACCCAGGCAAATAAAGGAGGCCTGACAGAAGCATATCTCGAATTTGGCACATATCTAAAATCTTTTTACAGTGTTATTTTTTGCCCGTCTGCTGTGAAGATAGGCACACTGGGATTAAAAGGCAGTAAGCGAATCCACCACAGTATCAGCTGGGATCATACCGCTCCGAAGATTTTAGATCAGAGATGCTGTCATCATAGCTTGGAGGACAATTTATGACACAAAAGATAATTATTGACATAGAACTTGTGGAAAAACTTGCCGCACTGGGTGACACAATGGAAGAGATTGCATCCAGCCTGGGCATCAGTGCTGCTACCCTGTACAACCGGAAAAGATACGATCAAGAAATTAGAGATGCAATAAAAAGAGGAAGAATCAGGGGCATCAGGCAGATTGAAAATGTGATCTTCAAAGCTGCCGCAGAAGGCAATCTGACCGCCGCAATCTTTTACCTGAAGAATCGTGCTCCGGATAAATGGAATGTAAAGCCTAAAGATGACAATATTGAGCCGTTTAAGCCTTATATGTGATGTGATATGCCTGATGTTAAAAGGTTTTGCGAGTTTAATGGATGCGGTGAATTAGCCGAGAAGGGCTGTCATTACTGCAAAAAGCATATGGAGCAGGTCAGGAAGCAGCGCACATTAGTGCGGAATATCTGCCGGAAAACTCCATATGAACGGGGGTACGATTCAAGATGGGCAAAAGCCAGGAAAATATTTTTGGCTCAGCATCCACTGTGCGCTGTATGCGGAGCGCCAGCAACCGATGTGGATCATATCATTCCGCATAAGGGCAACAAGCGCCTGTTCTG